TTTTTTTTTTTTTGTTTTTGCGAAACTTTCTTCACCGCACATCATTGGTGCTGCATTCAGCTTTCAGAATACTTGTTTCTTTTTATTTCTCTTTCACATTGAGAAAGTTCTTTGGGTTAGTTGAGTTGACCGTCACACTACTATACCTTTGTCGCCCGGCTAAGGGAAATAAGGCGCCACACTGCGTTGCCGCGCAGTATGATCTTCGCTAATCGGCATACCGTACTCAATAAACCTGACTCGTGCAGAGTCCTCAAATTACTAAAAACTCAACGCACAAACCCTGCGCTTCACACCTCTCCGCGATTTCTCGCTTCAGGTACGCGCTGGGCCCATCGCGTGTTAAAAACACCACACAACGGTTAAGCGGATCGCTTCCCTCCCCCGCCGGCCAAAGCCGCGGGAAAGGCAGAAGCTGCCGAGGAAGTGGTGGGCGCACGCTGCGCTTCCACCTGTCTTACACTTCGGGGCGGTACAAGCCCGCTCACCTTAGTGAAGCCATCTTTTTCATCGTCTGATTGATCAACGACGATGGGACGTGGAGCCTTCCCAGTCTCCCAATCCTTCTTCTGCTCACGCCACCGCGTAAGCGCCTCATTCAAATCCTCCACATCAGTCACACTGAAGGGGATAAATCCGCGAGACGGGCTCGTCAGCCCCGAAGAAATCTGCGATATAAACAAATCGCAGTTACCGGCAACAACGCCGGTACCCGCAGTGAACGCGATCACACCCCCCGGTGCAGTCACATCCACAACACGCGTAATGTTTCCGAGAGTGTTCGCAACAAAACCGAAAACACCGCTGTTCGCATTCTGCGCCCACAAATTGACGGCCGTGGCATTCGTGCCCGCCGTCATCGTGGGTGACGCAGTAATCGCTGCGGAAGTCGTTCCCAATGACACCAAATACCGCCCAACGGCGGGTATGGTTACTGAAGCCGTGGAAGTTAACGCGACGGAGATCGTTGATCCCGCCTTAAGCGTTGCACCCGTAAGGGGGGCTGCATCTGTTGCAGTACCACTTCCCGACGACACGTGCGCGACGAGCAAATTTTGCCCAATTGGCACGGGGACACGCGGGTCAAAGAAATCGATGTCATATTCGGCATACAATTCTCCAATCTGACCCGACGCGACGCCACTCACAATTAGTGAGAAATTACCAACATCATACGTTTTGATGTCCGTGCCGGATGCTTGCGCACCCGCGCGCGTGTAATGGCGATTATAATCACGCATTGAATCAACCTCCAATTCGTGACAGGCGCGGACCCACGGTTGACACACAGTCGCACCGCGGTAATTTTCCGCCTGTGTGAGCGACGTAAACGCCGACTCACTGGCATCGTAATTCGTCACGAGAACCACCGTTCCCGCTGTTCCTGTTGAGCATCTCGGCTCATAACAGTACCGAATAGCGTGCGCCTTATTTCCTCTTTTTGACCTCCCTTTACGGGGAGCGTACGTTTCGTACTGCGATGCAATCGCGCTGAGCCACGGAAAACTCGTGGACAGAGCGGGCTGCACAGGCAGGGCAAACAACACAGTAAACCCTGTTCCGGTAGAAGTAACCGGTCCGAGAGATTCTCGGTGCGTAATTCGCGTCGACCGCGATTGACGATTCTGCGACACAGAACCATACGCAACCGGAGCGGAAACCGATTGAGATTTCCACCCGGCGCCACCCCCGTTACGAGATGGCTTGGCTTTTCGGGCCTTTTTCTGCTTTTTGGCGGGGTTTTTGGGTTTCCCGCCTCCCTTTTGTTTGGATGGCATTTCCACGGCAGTCGCGACTTTTACGTTCGTCGCCGGGATAAATGTAAACCCTTTCGAGCCCATCCCCTTCCCGCGCCACCGACTCACAGCCGGCGACACATAGTCGGAAGGCACCTCACCACAAAATTCATTCGACTCACAGCCAAATATAGTGATGTGAGGAAAAGCAGAGCGTCGTGTCACCACTTCGCTATTTCCTGATTGGGCCAACCCAATCAGAAGGGGGGGTAATTCTCGCATCCGAGACGAAGCCCCCTTAATAAACTCCAGCGCTTTTGCCGTACCCGGTTCCAATCGGGGATAAGCATAGAGGCGCCAAAGCTCCAAATCTGTCTTGTTCACAGCCTCGATGTCTTTCCATTCGAGATCTGTACCCGGGATCTTACCCGCGAGTTCATTTCGATAGTTTTTATAAAGGTACGCAATCGCACTCTTTAACTCTGCTCGTGTTTGCACACAGGGCCAAGATTCTATTCGCAACGCGAACAACCGAAGAAGAGTAAATCGAACATCTTCAACTTCATTTGCATATAGTGCACTGGCGAGAACCTTCTCCCGCTCTGGCATCGGCAACATAATTCCGTCTATTTCGACGAAAGTATGGGACAGAAAGTCAACATCCTTCAACAAACGAGCAGTCCAGCAGTCGGTCTTGGTTACCACACCAACCGAGGTC